GTTCGCCTGCTCGGATGCCCCGCCGAGCCCGTCGGCGAGGCTGGTCGCGGCATCCGCGGTGGTCTGCGACACCAGACCCGTCTTGGCCAGGATCTGCAGCGTCGTCGCCGCGGCACCGGCGAGGTACCCCAAGCCCTTGAGCACGACGGACTGCCACTTCATCCACACAGAGATCCACTTGAAGATCCCGGAGGCGATCGCCTGCAGGACCCCCACGATCAGCCACTTGTTCCGTTCGATGGCCTTCGTCGCTGTTTTGAGGGCCCCCGGAATGTCCACGCCCATGCCGGTGCTGATACTCATCACCACGTCACCGACGGCCTCTTGGAGGTTCCCCCAGGCGACCTGCGTCTTCGCGATCCCGTCGGCCTGCGCCTTCGCGGACCCCCCGACCTGCTTCGTCAGCTCGGCCATGATGATCTTCTGCGCCCCGGCCACATCCCCCACGGCCATCATCGCCTTCACCTGCGACTGCTGCTGGGCCGTGAAGGACACCCCGATGCGCGACAGGGCGGTCAGCCCCTTCACGGGGTCGTTCAACGCCTTGCCGACCATCACCGCCGACGACTGCAAGTCCTTACCGAACGCCACACTCACATCCAGCGCCAGCGCGTTGGCCTTCTCGAACGTGTCCCCGGTGACGTTGCCGAACGTGAACAGCACGTTGGTCATCTCCAGAATGTTGTCCCCGTCGATGCCCGACAGTTCCTCCAGATCAGCCACCATCCGGCGGATCGCCTTCGGTGACTCCGTGCGGCCCATCGAGCGCATCACGTTGGCCATCTGGGCGGCAGCGAGGCGCGCCCCGCGCGCCTCATTGATCGAATCGCCGAGGAACGCGAACGCGCCCGTCAGCGCGCCGATAGCCGCCGCGGCGGCCGCAGCGGCCCCGGCCACCTTCCCCACCCCGGCGGCCAGAAAACCACCCTTGCCCCCGGCCCGATCCATCGACCGGGACGCCTGCGTGCTCTTCGCGTCCACCTTGTCGAAGGCGCGGCTCCACTTGCGGGAGAACTCGTCGGCGTTGTCGTCGAGGCGCTCCAGCTTGGAACGCACCACGTCGGCCTTCTCGCCGGTCAGTCCGAGCTTGCGGCTCACCGCGTCAAACGCCCGCGACGCCCGCCGCGACGAATCGACCGCCTCGTCACCGAGACCCTTGTAGTCGCGCTTCAGCGCAGCCGACCGGCGACCCATCTCCACCAGCTCGCGCTGGTTGCGGACCAGATCGCGGCGGGTCGCCTCCAACTGATCCTGCACGCCCTCCTCGCCGCGCTCCTGGCGACGCGCCAAGTCCACGACATCGGCCTTCAGCGACCGGATGTTCGCCTTCGTCTGCTTGATCGTCTGCGAGATGTCGTCCTGGGCGACCAGGTTGATCTGGAGACGGTTGCCGGCACCGGCCATCTACGCCTCCTCGTTCACGGCCCGCAACCGGGCATTAGCAACATCGAGCACGGCCAGCATCACCGGCAGATCCTGCGCGGGACGGTCAAGAAACCCCATCGGGTCCACATGGAAGACCAGCCCCCACGCGGCAGCGGTCTGCACGACCTCATCGCCGCGCAGACCTAGATAGGGTCCGCCTCCAGGTCGTTCTCCGTGCTGAGCTTCCCGGCGTCCATCAGTGTCAACATCACATTCGAGATGTCACCGTCAGACCCGATCAGCTCCACCACCGCACCCTTCGCGTCGGCGACCTTCAGCTCACGCTGCAACTCCAGGTCACGGAAGCACACCGGCTGCCCGTCGACCTCCAGCACCACCCCGGCGATGCGGATCTCGCGGACCTGATTGGCGACCAGGGCGCGAGCGAAATGCACACCCTGCGCCCGACCCTTGTCCACCCGCTTGGCGGCATCCTGCATCCTGGCCACCTCGGTGCCGTCGGTCGGCACGTCGCAAATCAACTCCAACTCCAGGTCGGGGATGTCGATCGACACCTGACGGCGGCGGCGGGCGGCGGCCCGCTCACGGGCTTGATCCAGCAGCGACGACATGGCTAGTCGCCCACCGCCCACTCGATGACGAGTTTGGCGGCATCCTCACCGTTGCTGTCGGCCTGCGGCGGGCTGAACTTCGCCACACTGCAATTCGTCCACACCATCGTGTCGCCCACCTGAACCCCGGCGTTGTCGATGAACTTGACGGTGATCGAGGTGCCGTCGAACTTGCTGCCGTCCTTGAGCGCCTTGAGGAACGCCGAATGCGCGGCGGCGTCGATGAACGCCTCGGTGACAATGTTGTCGACCTCCGAGTCGCCGGTCAGAACCTGCTTCTTGCCCCCGGCGGTAACGCGGACCTTGCTCACCGAATGAGTGAGGTCACCGCCGGAGAACTTGTCCCAATCGGCCACCGAGATCGGCGAGCTGTCGTTGGTGACAAGCACCTTGACCTTGTGTTGTGTGAGAAGTGGCATCAGTAACTCCCTCAGATTGTCTGGTCAGCCGAAGCGGCATTGACGGTGAAATCCACGAACCCGATCTGCTCGGAGAACCGCAGCGAGATCACAGCCGTGATCCGGTTGTCGGCCACATCCGTGCCCGCCGAGACCGCCACCCGGTAGCCGGGATCGGCGTTGCCCCGATCGGTCAGCCACGGGCGGTACCGCTCGCAGATGCCCTTGAGCACCGACTCGGCCTCGGTCAGCACCGAACCCGTTGCCGGGCGGCCGACGAACTGGTCGAGCGCGCGGGCGGCCTCATCGGTGACCGCGTTCACCAGATCACGGAACACGCCCTCCTGAAGCTTCGCGTTGCCACCGACACCGGCAGCCACAGCCCACACGTCGGGGCCGACCCCGGTCGGCAGGGTGCGGATCGTGACAACGCCGGCGGCCAGCAGCGACGTGTGCGTGGCATCGTCCACCTCGACCAGCGGGCGGAACTGGGCCGGGGCGGCCAGGGCGTGCGCGGCACGGCGCAGCGGGGATTCGCCCACCCCGTAGGTCCGCATGACCACCGCACGCACCCCAGCGGCATAACCGCAGCCATCAACCACCTTCAGGCCACCGGCACCGTCGGGCACCGTGCCCCAGTTGAGAACGTACGACGCCCACTGCTGATTGGCCGCGGTGATACTGCCCTGCGAGCTGATCACCGTCGCAGCAGAATCGGTCTGCACCGGGGTCAGCAGCCCGAACCGGCGGAAGGCGGCGGCATGAGCGGCCACCGCCGAGGCGGCACCATTCACGCCCGGCACCGCCACCGCACCAGGACCGGCGGCAGCACCGATCCGGCCCAGCACCGTCGCCCACACGACATTCGCGAAGTCATCGGCGCCGCTGGCCAGCGCAGTCGCCGACACGTTCGAGGCGGGCAGGCTGGACACGGTGACCGTCACATCCGGGTCCACGCTGGCGGCGGCCTGCAGGCTCGCCGCATCCGTGCCGGTGTAGGTAACCGTCCTGGCGCCCTTGACGATGGTGATCGTCTTGCTCAAGCTCGCAGACGTGTAGGCGACCGTCCAGGCGTTGTAGTACGCGCCCGGCGCGCGGGCCGTGACCACGATCTTGTTCGTGTCCAGGCTGATCGTGGCGTTCACCGCAGACGGGCCGAACGCACGCTGCACCACCATCTCGGCGCCGCCCGCGTTGAAGAACACCTCCGCGGCGTCGTACAGGTTCGCCCCGCCCGAACGGGCGCCGAACGTGTTCACATAGTCGCGCATGTTGCGGACCACGCGGGGGGCATCGGTCGGGCCGAACTGGGTCTGCCCAGCGGCGATGAATCGGGCGGCGCGAGGCCCACCCGATGCGGACGAACCGGCCACACCGCCGGTCGTCACAGTGATTCGATCAGCCATTGTCGGCCTTCTCCTTCTTGCGGGCGGGCTTCACCGGCACAGGCGCCGGATCGGATACGGGCGTGCCGGGCACGCGAACAGACACACGCGACATGCGTGCTCCTTCGGGGGGTTGGGTTGGTGGATCAGAATGACTGTGAGGCGTCACGCGCCGGTACGGACACATCCGCCGCAGCGATGTCCAGCGGCGAGGACAGCACCGTCAGCGACTCCAGCACACGCGCCGTGAACGCCACCGTTCCCGCGGCCAGCGGAACACCCGCGCGGGTCTCCACCGCCGCGCCGGTCTGCTCGACGCGCTTGGCAGGCGAGATGTCGATGTCGTTGGTCAGGCCAGCAGCGGAGTAGATCGCTTCACGCACCGCGAGCAGCAGCCGGTCACGCTGCACACTGGCGCCCTCGTAGTCGCCATGGACGCGATGATCAACCGCGGCGATGACCTCCAACTGGTAGGCGACCAGAAACACGCCGTCACCAGTGCGCTGATCGTCGGACGCATCCGTGGAACGCACCACCACAACGGGAAACGCGGTGACCTCCTGTAGCCCATCGGCCAGGACGAACGCCACGGCCAGCGGGTCGGGTGCGTCCATCCCGATCTCAGCCAGATGCGCCGCGAGATAGGCGGGCACAGACGCTTCGAGATAGGTGCGGACAGCCTCGCGGATGTACTCGTGGCCGCGCACCTAACCCACCGCCGCGGCGCGCATCAGATACCCCTCGATGATCCCCAGCCACTGCTTGACCTCGGACGGCCTCAACGGCGGCACGACACGGCGGGCCGGGGTGTGCGGGTTGCCCCGCGGCGAACGGTGCCCGACCGTGTTCAGAACCGCCACGTTCATCACCCGCTGATCGGTCTTGTCCGCGCCGTACGACGCCGACTTCGCCACCTTCCAGATCGGGCGTCGAAGGGTCAGGCCCTCCCTCATCACGCCCTCATCGACCAGCGGCGACTGATGTCCCGCGATCGTGGACGCAGCGTTGATCTGCCACGACCCGTAGCCGTTCGTGGCGAACACATCCTGCATCCTCTCCGCGAACACCGGGCCGAGCTCGTCCCACACCGGGCGCAGGTCGCCGGCGGCGTCCTGCACCTCACTCAGGCGGCCGATGACCTCCTCCAGCCCTTCGACCAGCGTCGAGCGGCCACCGCGCTTCGTGTTGACCGAGAACGGCGCGCCAGGCATCAGGCGAACCCCAGCGGCGCGAAGATCCGGTCCAGCGCGTCCTTCTCGTCGCTGGTCAGAATCCGCGCCGACACGTTCGGGCTCATCGTGAAACTCAACCCCTCCGGCCCGGCATACGACGCGCGGTCCTGCGGATTGGTGAAGAACCGCACCGCCACCCGCTTGGCGACCTTGCGGATCGCCACCACCTGCAACGCGGCCAACGGCGGGTCGACCAGCGGCTGACCCTCCGACCCGAACAGGTAGCCCAACGTCATCGCCCAAGCGTCCTCGCAGGCGGCCTGCGCCGCATCCAGCGAACCGGGCGCCAGCGCCTGGCCCAACTCGGCGATCAGATCGTCGGTCGTGATCGGGTTCAAAACGCCGGGGACGATGATCGGCATCTAGACCTCCTCGGGTCGCTCAGCGTCGAACATCGACTCGGTCAGCACCAGCGACTTGTGGTGCCCGACACGAATACCCGTGTGCACGAAGATGGGAAAGCCGCAGATGCCGGCACGCAGGCAGAACGTGATGTCCTCGCCCACCGGGTCCGGGCCGTTGTGCGTCTCCTGAAACCACGGAAACGCCTCGTTGAAGTTCCGGTCCTTCATCGCCTGCAGAACACTGCGGTGGATCAGCAGCCACGCCGCACCCGTCGCCGCGACCTGCACCAACGCGTCCCGCTCATACTCGCGCACCCGGATCGTCGTCAGACGCCCACCGATGTCGGCGAACTGGTAGATCGTCGGGAACAGCGCGCCGTGCGCCATGCCGAACGCCAGGCCGCCCAGCACCGGGCGGGCCGACTCGTCGGCCGCATCGAGGATCACGTCAATGTCGCGGGGGTCCCACTGCATGTCAGAGTCGATCCACAGCAGCCAGTCGGAGTCGTGGCGGTCCAAGAACCGCTGCGTGACGATGTTGCGGGACTGGGAGACGTTCGCGCTCGACCACTCCTGGTAGATGTTCTTGATCCTGCGCCGGCGGTTCTGATCCCAGAACAGCGTGGCGACCAACGACTCGGTGAAGTAGGACGACACCTGGCCGGGATGGATGTAGGCGATGCAGACGGTCTTCTTGGCGCTCATGCCGGCCTGCCCGTTGCGGGGTCAGTCACGATCAGGTAGCCGCTCGTGCGCACTTCTCGCTCCTCTGTGTAGTTGTCCTCTGCTGGCGGGGTGGGGGCATGGCGAAGGCCCCGGGTCACAGAGGAAACCCGGGGCCTTCTCGGCGGTCGCTTATGCCGCCTGCCCATGTGTGCGATCAGGCCTTCAGGGCGCGGAACGCATTCTGGTCGGAGACGTTCGAGCCAACCCTCTTGTACGCGACCAAACCGCGCTTCCCAACAGGCAGGCCGTCGCCATCGACCACGTTCTGCACGAACTCGACGTTCACGCCAAGGCGGTCGTAGATGACGAACTGGCTGAAGTCGCCAAGCACGATCAGGTGGTTGCCCGACGTGGTGGCAGACGCCATCGCGGACGCCTTGACCACCGGCAGCTCCAGCAGCTCGCGTTGGCTGGTCAGCATCTCGGAGACGATCACGGCACCAGTGCCGATGATCTGCTGGTTGATGGTGAGGCGGGTCGCCTTGTTCATCAGCCAGGTCGCGGTGTCCTCGTACCGCACCGGCAGCGCGTTCAGAAGAGCGAGCGTGTCGGTACCCGAGGCGCTGGTGAAACTGCCCCGCGTGGTCGCGGTGACAGTCACGCCGGCGGTACCCGACAGGCAGGTGACGATGCCCTTGGGGGCGTCGCTTCCAGAACCCGAAACGAAGGCATCGGACTCGGCGAAGTCGATCGCCTCGCCGATCAGCGTCGGGATCTGCGTGAGGAAGTTCGAGTCTTGGAAGATCTCGAACGAACCGGTCACGTACGCGGTCAGCATGGCCGCATCGACCACAACCTCGCCAGTGGTCGGGCTGCCGTCGGTGAACGCCGAACCCTCGCTCTTCCACGCAGTGGTGACACCTGCCACGGTCACGCCGTGCCACTTGTCCTGAGTGCCGGACTCCACCCGCGAGATCCGGCGAACCGGGTTCTTGCTGGCGGTACCGGTGTGGATCAGCGTCGGGTCGAGCAGGAACGGCAGCGCGTATCCACCGTTGGCGCTGGTCAGCGACATCGAGGCACGAACGGACATCGCCTCTTCGGCGGTGTAGACGGGGCTGCCCTGTGACTTCATGTAGGACCGGAAGGCCTGCATGTAGTCCGGCGAACCGGTCAGCATCATGCGCCGCGCGATCTCCGGGTGATCCTCGACCAGGACGGTCGCCTGCTGGCGAGCCTCATCGCTGACGCGGGCCAGGCCGCGGTACGAGGTCTGCTCGATAGCGGTCAGGGCGCGCTCCTGCACGTCTAGCTCGGAAGCGAACCGCAGCGAATCAAGGTCATCCCACGGATTCTTGCGGCTGCCGACGGACAGGCTGCCCCACTTGGCGCGGGACTCCTTGGTGCGCTCGGCGCGCTCCTCGGCGATCTGGGCATCAGCGAGGTCGCGGCGGAGCTGGTCGTGCTCGGTGTCCAACTCGTCCCAACGGGTCTGCTGATCTTCGGACAAAGGCTGCTCTCCGGCTGCCTCATGGATGCTGCGGCGCTCGGCGTCGATCTCGTCGAGCCGGGCACGCAGTTGGGCTGAAGTCTGCACTTCAGTTCTCCTTCGTGTAGTTGAGAAACGCCTCGCGCCTTTGCGCGTGCGTCAGTCCCACCGGGTGGCTCGTCGCCGGCGCGGGGGCGGTATCTGCGGCGCCTTGCTCCGAGGTGCCCGAGCGGGCGGCGTCGGAGGGAAGGGGTGCAGTATGTGGACGAGCGCGGCTCACCGTCTCGACCCGCTCGGGGTCACGGGAGCGCAGCCGCTCGTAGAACTCGTCGGTCGTTGACCGCTGCATGGTCGCCGACGTGTTCGGGTTCGCGGGGAAGGTGACAGGGCCGAACTCGATCAGGCGGACCTCTTTGATGCGCCGCTCGGGCAGCCCCTTCGGGTTGTAGTCCGACGGCTCGGGTGCGTCGTTCCACTCGTCACGCACGACAACCATTCGCATGGAAGCGCCGTAGACACCGGCCTCAAACCCTGGCAGCAGGTCACGGTTATAGGACGTGTCGAACAGGTCAACCACGCCCACGGCTGCGTCGGCGTCCTCCCGAAGGTCGGGGATGCTGCCGAGCACCTTGTCGCCGATGCTCGGGTCGAAGCCGTGATCGAACAGCGACCTTACCCGGTCGCCCGACTCCTTCATCGTCTTCGCAAAGGCGCCACGGTCAACCGACTCCATGAACTCGCCTTCAAAGAACGAGGCGATGGGGTACCAGTTGCCGAACTCGCAGAAGCGCACGTCCACCGTGCCGAGTCCGGTGTCGCTGCGCTTGGCCTTCAGGCTCCCCGACGGCGCGAAACGCACCACCTCGAAGCCGGTCAGGGTATCCATCAATTGCCTCCCGAAGTCGGGGTCGTTGTGGTCTTCTCGTTCGGAACATCGCCCCACGCCACGGGCGGCAGATCCTCGATCTGGCGAACCTCGTTGACGGTGCGCCAACGATCGGCCAACGCCTTGCTGTGCGCCTCGAAGCGCGCCAGCGTGGTTGATTCGAGGAAGGCGTCGCGGTTCAGCCGCGCGTACTGCGGCGCTGGCAGCATGCTGGTCAGCACCCGGTCGGCCCGGCGCATCCAGCGGTTGAGGGTCAGCGTGAGGAGATCCGACCTGCGCTCCTGAACTGTCGTGTAGGTCATCGAGCCGCCGGTCTCGTAGCCCAGCGTCTCGGCCATCGCAGGGCCGAAGATCCGGGCGCACTGCGCCTCGGTGAACCGCTGCGTCTCCAGAAACTGCGACTCCTCCGGCGTGATCTGGATCGGCTTGTAGTCCCACCCTTTGCCCAGCACGGCAGGCTCGCGTGTGCCCTGGAACAGCGACATCCACCGCTGCTTCACAGTCTTGGCCTGCTCCTGGTCGAGCTGCTGCTCGGAGTTGACCAGCAGCGCCGAAGGGTGGCCGCCGTCACTGAACCACTGCGAGCCGTACTGAGATGACGCGAGCGACGTTCCGATCTGCACCGCGTGGCGCTCGATCGGGGACTGCCCGAGGAGGTTCCCGGTCATCGGGTGCACCCGCAGATGCACGAAGTCGGCGGCAGTCTCGAACCGCTTACCCTTCACCATCCAGACGACTTCGCCGTCGATCTTCATCGGACGTACGTCGTCGGGGTGCAGCCACGAGATGCCGATCGGGCGCCCCGTGCGGTCGCGCATCGTCACGACGCCGTAAGCGTTGCCCCGGTACAGCCACGAGGTCAGCAACTGATACATCCAGTCCTCGATGCCCTGGCCGTCGCCGCCTGGATCTTCGAGCCAGCCCGGGAACGACAACTGCCGGCGGTCGCTGCCGGTGCCACGGAACACGTCGATCGGCAACTCGGACGCAACCGAGCTGATGAGGTCGATGGACGTTCCGACCGCGATCGACCGCAGAGCGGACTCGCCGTTAGCGTTCACGCTGGCGAAGTTCACCGACGGCACCGGGTAACTGTCGGGCCACTGGAACGAGCGCGGCTCTGCTCCGCGACGAGGCGCCGAACGCGCCCCACTGAACAGACCCATCACAGCCGCCGATCGAGAGCCAACAGGAACCCGCCGGCGGCGATCACGCCGAGGCCGGGCAGAATCCACGCCGCGCCGGCGATCACCAACAGGGCGCCGAGGACGCCGGGGATGTACCTCACGCGGCCTCCTCTCACGTATTGGACCGCCGCTCATTTATGCGGCGATCCCGGGGCCATTTCATTCAGAAGATGTTCATGAGGGGGTCGTAGGGGTCTTCAGCGGTCATTCCGTGCCGCAGGAACAGGGCGTGCGCGCCGGTCACCAGCCGCAGCGGCATCGAGTCCACATCCACCCGTTCGCGTTCCCACGACCACGCATCCACGACCTTGTGCCGTTTCGCCGCCGCGAGCGCCATGTCGATCCGCGGGTCGGACCAGTGCCGCAAACTGGCGGCCATCACAGCGTCGTAGAAGCCGCCACACATGCCCGCGAAGTCACCACTACCGGCCTTCACGAACGTCACGCCTGCGGCCTCACAGATGCCCTTGAGGTCCGGTAGCAGCGACGCCACCGGGCCAGCGCTGGTCGCGCCGACCGCCACCACGTCATGCGCGGCGATCATTGCGTCGAGCTTGTCCGTCACCCAATCAGTGCCAGGCTCAACCGCGGCGAGTTCCACCTGCGGAACACCGTCGGCGTTCAGCCCGCACACCCCGATACCGGACTGCTTGCGGTCAAGCGTCACGTCCACGAACACAGCGATCGGGCCGTCGATCATGCCCGGGGAGGTGCCAAGCGGGGCCCACCGCGTCATCGGGATGACGTTGCCGCCCTTCGGCTCGTCCCAC